CCAATGTAAGTCCATCTGATGTTGGTACAACTCTGAAGCTAATAAATTCACACATGTTTGGTTCCTTTCATAGTTTAAGCAAATAGTGAGTTAGTGATGGTTGAGTAAGTTTGTGAACTTTCTCAATTAGTGATGACTGATGCTGGCATTGCGATTCCCTGGTTAACTTTATTCGCTCGCCACTTACGCTCCAGTTCTTTGAAAGACATCAGTCCTAATATCGTGCGGAGGTGCAGCATCTCGCTGAGAAGAGCACTGGTTGGCACCAACCTATGGTTCAGACTCCGCACGTCTGCCTAGCAGCACTGAGCAACCTTTAAGCTGCCTTTACGTCACCCTATTGAGGTATCGCGTCCTACCAGTTGAACGACTTGTGCATCAGGTCAGAAAGAGCGAGTCCAACTCTATGGTTTCGTTTCGCTGAGGGAGGCAACTAACTAACCTGCTGAACTCGCTCTTGCCGACTTGGTGCCTATGAAACTGTTAAAGTTCATTATACTTCATTCTCTAAGATACTAAACTTGCCTTCAATTATTTTTACGCAGTTTCTTAGTTTCTTCCAAAGTTGCTTTTGCCTGATCAACTGCACCGTTCAGTGCACGCTCTTTGATATGCATATTGGTTTGATCTAATTCACTGCGCATCATGGCACCCAATGAGATAAGCATACTAGCACGTTGTTCAAGTGCTGCCACGATAGCTTTCAATAACTTGAAATCGTAGCGTGTCTTAAGCTCCATCTCGCAATATTTATTGTATGACACATCCGTGGCAACCATAGCTTTAACCGCAGCTTCAGTGAATTTGACGCCATCCTTATTCAATGATGCCCTGGTATCAAGATCAGCACTGGCCTCTTCCTGGTCTTTTGTGAACGATGCCTTATTGGATACATCTTCTGCAGCAACTGCCACGACTGAGAAGAAGCCAAATATTGCAGCCTGTTTAGCCATCTCTGCACTTAAATCGTCAGGATTGATAGCAAACAAGTCCAGCACATCAAACTCTTTGTAACCACCTGTTTGCATGCGCACCTTTATTTTCGTGCCTTCAATAGATTTAATTAACGTGTCCATATTTTCCTTTCCATTCGTCTAATGGGATCTCAGATCCATAATGTGTGCCCACATCAACATCTGCAACGAGTGGTGATATGAGCCAACTAAAGTCAACATGCGGCATATATGGTACAACAAGTGTGGTAACGTTCTCCATGCAGTTCTTGCATAATTCTGCAAACTTGATAATCTCACCACGAGGACAGTCGCCAGCTAGCGAGTCATGAACGGTATTCACCAACAGCGAGTTCATGCCTAACTCTATTAATTTCTTGTCAACTAATACGCCAGCTATGTTGAGTGTTTCTGATGCACCGCTCTGCACCGGCATATTGACAGCTTCTCGTATGGCTTTATTGCGCAACTTAGCATCGCTACTATTGATATGCGGTAACAACTCGCGTCTGCCGTAAGGACTTTCAATATATCCATGATCCTCAACAAATCTGGTTGTTTCCTCGCGATATGACAATACTTCAGGAAACGTGTCATAGTAAATCTTGATTGTCTCCTCAGCGTCTTCTAACGGAACATTGTATAGTCTGTGAAGCGTATAAGCATCTCCTCCGTATAGTAAAGTCCAGTTAGTCCATTTATAACGGTAACGCACAGCTTTGTCAATCTTATCAAGAATAGGGACTATATCAAGCGGATGCTCCGCAGCGTGCATAACATCATCTTGTGTCAGCATGTGCATACTAAGAGCAGCAACCATTTTATGAAAATCAAGACCTGACTTGTGAATCGCTATCATCAACATACATTTGGCTAACGATGCAAAACAACGCAGTTCCATACCTGAATAATCTGCAGTGACTAATGCACCGGCATCGTAATCGTCGTCATATAACTCTCCCGGATAAACATCATTACCAAACTGGTCGATCCAATCCCTATGCGTAAATATGTTCTTGACTGGTAACGTTTCTAGAATAGTGCCAGGCTCCTTCTCAGGAGTAGGAATATTCTGGAGGTTTACTGGATCCGATGCAGAAAGTCTTCCGGTCCGACTGCCATGTTGATTGAATGTTGTGTGAACACCACCATCGTCTGATAGCCATGCGGTAGTGGTTGCTGGCAATAGATACGTGCTAAGCATTTTGCCTAACAACTTAAACATGCGTATGTGTGCAAGTATAGGAAAACCTTCTTCATACGTACGATACAATTTCCCTGAAGTGGACGGTTTCTGTGTCAACTTAGATTTTGCCAATACTGGCAATTTATAATAATCAAAGAACAGTTCAGACAATTGATATGAACTGTTAGGATTGAATGTAAAATGTTTCTTAGTTGGCTTACCATCCGACAGTGCTTCAACACGCTTCTTGATAAGCTTCTTAACTTTTGGGTCCTTGAGTATAGAGCCATATTCTTCAGCTTTTATCATCGCATAGATATTTGCATAACGCGTCGCTATATATTGATCCACACGCAATCCATTAGATTGTATGCGACAAAGCATATCACTGGTAGGCATCTGTATCTCGTCATACAGAATCTTTTGCTTATCAGATAATTCAGAATATAGCACGCTATCAAGAAGCCATGTGGCTTTCGTGTCAAGAGCATTATATTTGAGCAGAAGCTTCAATGGCACGAAAGCGTAACTCCCACCTTTCTTAGCATTGGCCTCAGGATGTGCATTCACGTAATCGTCTAGTGGCTTCTCGTAATCGTACATATCAAGACGTACGGCAGCTTGATGCTTGAGACCATGAATACCTGGTCTGCTATCAATCAGATGGCTTTCCAACATTGTATCGCCAGCGATAGGTATGTCTACATTCCACATAGCCTTAACGAACATCATATCAAATTTTGTATGATGACCTATCACTTTATGAGTCTTGAGAATGTCAATGCAATCATTGACGACTATATCATATTCTTCATCTGACCAGGTAGCTTCTGGATGATCTATAGGCACTGCCCACGACTTGCCTTCTATTCCAAACGATACAGATAGAATTGCCGATCCTTTTGAGAACGCATCTAATGACGTTGTTTCCGTGTCAAATGAAATATATTCGTGCGCACGCAACTCTAGCAACATGTCACGAGTGCCCACGACAGTCTTAGGATATACAAACTCCCATGGATCTTCGGTAACCGTATCATCCAAAGCCACGGATATTGCAGCCAACCATTCATCCATCTTCGTGTTATCACGCAATATGTATGCTGGATGGAATAGTGGCACGTATTTGATATTATCACGCATCATGACCACACCATTCCAATTAGTTATGCCACCGTTCTCTCCTAAGATTGCGGACAGTGGTGTGTTTCCCATTAGCATGACGACTTTAGGTTCGTAATATTGAATGTCTTCCACGGCAAATTGCCGGCAAGCTAGTATAGCCTTCTTGGTAATCTTATTGTCAGGTGGACGGCATCTTACCACATTCGTGAATGCAACGTCATTGATGTCAATTCCTGCTGCATCTAGGACTTGCCTTAATAATTTGCCTGAATCCCCCACGAACGGTTTTCCATCCTTATCCTCTTCGACACCAGGTGCCTCCCCAACAATCAAGATTGATGGCTCGTCAGCAGTTTGCGATGCCTTCATAAAAGGTGATGCGCAACCTTGCCACAAGCCACAGTCCTGACACATAGGATTTTTCTCTGATGGTTTCATAGTATACTTAAACTTGCTGGGTCGAAAGTGTCAAGCACTGTTTGATCGTTGTCTATGCCAATATAGTTGCGACTATGAATCAACGCATTCTTGCCGATAGAAGACGTGCCACAGAATGGATCCAGCACCCAGTCTCCAGGATTAGTGAAGCATAGCGTTAGCTTATCAAGAATGCTTACTGGCTTCACCGTTCGTCCCATGATTCGCTTAGCAACTGCAGCATCCCACACGTTATGTAATTGTTTGCCACCGTTCAATGATTTTGCTACTTCATAGTTGAATGTCCACTTAGGTCCTTTTGAATAGACCAGGATAATTTCGTTAGCATGTGTTAGCATTCGTCTGTGAACGCATGGTGCAGGATTAGCTTTATGCCATATAATATGTGACTGAAATGTCATATCACGTTCCTGAAGCCTAAGATATATTGGAACTAATGAACCAAACGTCCCGAAGACTGCAAATATGCCTCCTGGTAGCAGTAGTTTGCATGCTTCGTCCACCCATATTGAATCAACCTTGCCATCCCAGCTACCTTTATTGCTAGTATATCCGTTCCACTCGTTGCTTTCGTTGCGCGAATTGCTAACTGCAAATGGAGGATCTGTAATCACTGCTGCAATATGCGGAAAGTCATGCTTGCGCATGACTTCTATTGCATCTCCGCATATCAACTCGTAAGTTGGATTCACTCGACATCTACTGTAAAGATAAACTGTTTGCCATTTTCGTCAGTACGCCAACGAATCTTATCACGGTAAATTCTTGCGTCGTTGTCAGCTTTGGCAATCTGCTGAAGCAATGCTTCTTCCCTGGTAGCAGGTGTCGGCATGGTATTCTGTTGCTCTTCCCATTCAAT